GAAACTCCAAGTAGTCTTTCTTCTGATGTGTTCTTAACCCATTCTGCTGATAAGAACTGAAAATGTGTCAGATTAGATTGTAGTGTACCTAGTATAGTAGCTAATCTAACCTTATTTTTTAATACCTCTTCTGTATCACCTTGTCTTACTACAACTTCTGTTAGATTACAGAACTGTTTATCTCTTAGGATAATCTCTGAACATGGATTAGTACCATAACTTAAATTCGGATCTCTACCTTGTTTAGCTGCTTGCTTTTGTGCAGCAATTCTATTAAAGATACCTCGCTCTCCTGACTTAGACTTAACTAAGGATACCCATTCTTCCATGAATGTTTCCATATCAGGTTTTTCAGTATAAGCTACAGAATTATTTGCTAATCCCCTATGAGAAAAATCATTGTACCAGGCACCCATTTTAGCCTCTCTCATGCGTTTATCTGTAAGATTAGATAGGGAGATGAGGGCTGACCTTCTAACGCCTCCTACGACTACAATTTCTCCTATCATACATATAATATCATGTACTTCTAATGAGTTTAACTTACGTCCTGCACCAATTTTAAATTCATCTATTACAAACTTAAACAATCTTTCTAATGGCTCAGGTCCACTAGCTCTACCACCAAATGTCTTAAGCCTAGCTCCTGCTGGTCTAACATGTGAGTAATCTATTTTAGGTATATCACCTTCCCATAGACTAGATAGTAGTTTCTTAAAGGCTTTAGCCCAGCCTAATTTGCTATCAGCTACAACAATCACATCATTTACTTCATCAAGCTCTTTTGGTATAGCTGGAAGCTTAGCTATCTCTTGACGTTCACAACTAAATCCAACACCAGTACCATTCATTAAGATATATAGACACTCACTAAATGCCCGTTTGCTATTGATTGCAAGATAAGAACAGTTATAAGCTGCAATGTTATCTCGTTCACAAGCTTCTCCAGCAGACATCATTAGTCTCATTGATGGCATTATTTCTAAGTTAAGCACAGCTTGCTTAATTTCCTTAAATTCTTTATCTAATCCTGGTGTTTTAGATTGAAGGTATGTAACCATTCTATCTACTGTTTCTTCCCAAGTTTCTCTTCTACTTAATTCTGGTATGTAACGTGCATATCTTGATGATGCTATTACGCTCTGGTAAATATCCAATTGCTGCTCCTTAATCTGTATCGTTAAATAATTCTATCTGTCCATCATCTAAGTCTTCTAACAACTCTTCAAAGTTATCATCAATCTTATCTTGGAATTTTGCTACAATATCTTCTGAAGAAATGTCTAGTACTTCGAGTAATGTAATCTCATCTAGTTTCTCAAGTTTATCACATACGTCTTTGAATGTAAGTGCCATTGTTATGACCGACCTTTGTTTTTTAATTTCATTTTTTTTCTTATGCTTAGTTTCTTTGCCTCTTTATTCTTACGAAAGATTTTATCATAGTTATCATCGTACTTTTTTGAATTTGACTTACTCTTTAAGAAGGCACCACTAATTTCATATGTTTGAATTTCATTTGTCATTAGTAAATTGTTCTCTTTTATCAACACCTATGAACCCACATGATTGTGGATCTGTAATATCAAAATCAAATGAATTAATATCTAAATGATTAGGTGGCAACATGGTATATTCTTTTGTGGTGCAACTCGCAGCCTGATACCTGTCAGCACAATTATCATGGAAGTATATCATTGCAAGATCACAATTATCAAAATTACCAATGTACTCCATATCAGTATAATCACCACTTAAGCTGGCGGCTAAAATAAATAATCCTTCTCCAATCATTTTGCTAGTACTCCTTCTTCTTTTAATTTATGTATCTCTTTTAATAATTCTATATAGTGTATACATTTATCTAAATCTTCTACACCATTCTTATCTCTCCAACGGAGAATGTACTTAATAATATTACCTTCAATGTAAGGAATATTATTCTTTGTTATAAACTCTATAGGTTGTATCTCATATTGTTTATAATGATTACCACCTACTTGTTTATCTGATGCTTTTACTTCTTCTAAATGTTCTCTAGCTATGTTACCGTGTATTAAAGATGCTCTACTCATATTAATATTATAGCATATATTGTTACAAAAGTCAATACCTATTTGTATTTTCTTTTAAGATAATGTAAAGGTATAGCACACTCATCGAATGAACCATTGTCTACATTATGTAACATATATAACCCTCTCCAATGTTGATTAGTTTGATGAGATAAATACTCCTCATCATGTAAATAACAACTACCACTAATGATAGCAGTCATTTGTTTACCTGTCGCATCTTGCCCATAAGCAATTGAATGACCTTGCTGATGACCTGCAACACAACTCATATGTTTCTTAGTTAATAAAGCATTGGCTGTAGTAACTGGTCTACCCATGATACCACTAGCAAAGTAGTGAGAATAAGCCACGCCATCAATGCTGACAACATCCAAATAAGGATAAACATTCCAACCAGATTCCTCATATTCTAAATCTCCAAATGATATAAGACCATCTAACTTCCGATCATATTCAATCGCAGTCTTAATTCTTTGTTCATGGTTACCCATAGTGAGTACCATCTTAGGTTTATATTGTTTCTTTTTAGCCTTCAGTAACCTCTTGTTAAGAGCTTTCATCGGTGCTAGTAAAGCTTCCATACCTTTTTTAGCAGCCTTAATGTCTGCCTTGTATGTTCTACCTTCAAATGATTTCTTACCTGTGTCATATGAAGAAAGACTCGGCATGTCTGCAAAGTCTCCTATCATAACAATCACATCAGGTTTCTTATCTACAATGTATTTTCCAATCCATGTTAGATAAGATAAAGAAATCCCAGGCTTAACCTGGGTATCTCCAATTACTAGATGTTTTTTCATTAGTGCATCGTCTCCAATGGTAAGTCAACCTGTTGATCAATACCTTCATCAATGGCTGTCTTAATTATACCCTCACGCATGAGAGCTTTTATAGCGAAGGATAATAGGAATTCTGATTCTTTATCATCTACTTTGAAATCAAAATCACTACTTCCATCACTATTTTTTCTGAAGTTTTTTATAATCATTTATCCAATCTCTCCTAAAATCTAACCACATGAACCCTTCTTTCTCAGCCCACATAGCATATGTTGTTTTACTTCGCTTCGTTATTTTATTATCAGGGTTCATAAACAAAAAGATTATGGTAATCCTTGGATGCATATCTCTAAACCAAACCATTTTCTGTCTGGTAGCTAGGTCCAACTTACCTTTAGCTTCGATGTATATCCCTTTAGCAACTTTAAAGTCTGGCGTGTACTTACGCTCCTTCTCAGGTTGCTTATATGGGATAGCATCTGGCTCATATTTAACTCTTGGAATATGTTTCTTAAGTATCTTCCAAGCTTTCTGTTCAAGTCCTGACTTAAATGTAGGCATTAAAACGATCTCTCCATACATCTCCCTCATGTCTCATTATCCATAAGACACTAGCATTCATTATAAACTCCTCATCATTGCCGTACGCATTACGTACTGCATTAAATAGAGCTTGTTCTGTATTACAATTTCCTAGAAGAGCCTGAGCTTTCTTAGGTCCTATACCTTCTATTCCTTTAATGTTATCAGATGTATCACCTTTCAAACATTGTTCAAAGAATAGTTTCATACCACCTAACTCAGTCTGATCTGTGAATGTATCAGGTTTTGTCCAACCCTTACCTTTAATTTCCCATGAGAAATGCTTACCAGGTATCATTAACAGATCTTTATCTAAACTTACAATGATAGTATCATCTGTTTGATTAATACCTAAAGCATCATCTGCCTCCAGTGTATCTGGAGCCAGCTCTGCACCCATCTTTTCTAACGCATATTGTCGTAGAGGCTCTAAATGTATAGGCTTAGGAGCAGTACGATTAGCTTTATACTCAGGATAGATAGTCTTCCTAAAGTTATCTTTACCAGTAAGGAATGCACGATACTCTGTGCATCCTGTCTTGGTTAACAATTCATCTAGTAAACCTTCAGCTCTATGTACAGCTATACCAAAGTCATCATTCTCTGCACTTGCAGCGCAGCGAAAGACTACTAAATCATGGTCAATTAATGCTAACATATTATCCTTCTAAAGCAGGTAAAGTTAAATGAGGTAACTCATCTTCTGTTGGTGAAACTATACCAGTTATTTCTGGTAAGTTTTCTAATACAGGTAGCTGTACAGTAGTTAATACTGGATCACCTGTAAGTTCAGGTAATTCAGGTATAACAAACTGATCTGCTACTTCTTTATAATCTGCAGGATATAAAGTATCCTCTGTTTTATTCAATGTTCCTAATATTACAAGAATAAAAAAGAATGTTACTAATGCTACATAAGTATGTTTATTTTCTTTAGTCATAGTGCTCTCCTAAAAGGGTATATCACTTGGTTCATTTGTAATATCTGGTGTTTCAAGTGCTTCACCAGCTAACACAAATTTCTCATACAGTTTAGCTAAGCTGATTACATCATTAGCTGATGCTTTACTACCTTCAAGTGCTAATGTTGCTACAGCGTTGCTTAATGATGATTGACGGACTATCATTACTTGTCTTGCAGCACGCTCATCTTTTGTTTCATAGTTACTACCTGAAACTCTAGTTGAGGGTTTAGCTGCATTACCTTGAGTAGCTGATGCATCATCTGGTCTCTTATCAGAGACTGTATCTGCACTACCTACTGCTGTCCATTGCCAATATCCATTTGTATCTTTTTCTGTGCTTACGTGTACTACATCTCCTTTTTCCCAACCCTGTGCTGCCTTAAACACAGATGGATTAGCAAAGGACATAAGCTTCTTACTTTGTGCTTGACCTTGATCATTCTTATACATAATCTCAATAGATTGATATTCT